ATTCTTTGCCGTCTTCGCAACCGCAAACAACGTCTTTGTAAACGATTTCACCCATTATCATTAAAGGCTCTTCAATCATTAATGTACCGTCGCACCCTTGACAAACGGTTGTAAATAATAATCTAAGTGTTTCCATACTGCTAATTTAAGTTTTAAAATTATTGTGTTTTTTGTTTTTGTGTTAAGCGGTGTTATTCAATTATAAGCGGTAAAAGGGGTTTTTACGCCCCTTGTTTGTTTATGCCAATTCTGACCAACAGTTAAAAATCCAATCTATTTTATAATCTTTTAAATATTCAGGATAAAAAGCCATTGACCAAGTCTTTTGTTCTCCGTTTTCAATATAGTCAACTATTACGCTGTCATCTGTAAATCTTACTTCGCCACTTCCTACAACTCCGTAATCTTTTTCAGCATTATAATACCAATTAGCAATTCTGTTGTTTGTGTAATTAATTAAAGTTTTCATATCGTTTCCGTTTTAGTGTCTACAAATATAAGTACTATTTATTAATTAAATACACTTTTATTAATTTATTTTTAATTTATTTTATAAGTAGTTGAAAATCAAGCATAAAAAAAAGCCGTTTGAATTAACAAACGGCTCAATTAACCTAAAAACACAATATGGAATTCAAATATACGATTAATCTTTTAAATCTTCAATTTGTTCTTTACTTCTTTTCGCAAAATTTACAAATGCTTTCCAAACATCTTTGCCCGTTACACTTTCGTAACTTTCATTAACGGATTTTAATTCAGTTACCACGCAAAAGAAAGTAAACATTTTTGTTAATACCAAATCAATAGCTATAAAATGCCCTAAAATATCGCTTATAACAAACTTTTCTAATAAGAATATAAATACTATTGCGCCACTATATAAAAGGCTCTTAGAAATCGTGTGTGAAAGTCTACGCGAACGGATTTTATGACCTTTTCTATAACTTCGCCAAATTCCAAAGCAAGTGTCTAAAATGATTGTAATAACCGCTATTAATACAAGTGGTTTAATAGGTGTTAATATTGAGAAAAAAGATAATAGCAAAAGAGTAATTTTAGTTTTCATTGATAATCGGTGTTTGTTTTGGTATGTATTCGCTCAAAGGTATTTCTAATAAATATGCGTATTCAGTTGGTGCAATATCAACTTCATCTGAGCTACTCAAAAATAAGAAATATACTTCATTGATATCTTGCACAAAGTTAAAGAATGTATCTGAGTCAAAAAATACTCCTTGTAATTGTTCTGCTGTTTCGTTTGTTACTATTCGTCCTTCCATTATACTTGTCTTCCTAAAGTTGTTTGATATGCTTGTACCGCTGTGTATATGTTTTGCATTTCTGTATTATTAAAACCCTCGCTTATATAAAAAAATGCTAACTCTCTATTGTCAAAGTAAATTCCAGCACCTCCATTGTTACTTGCTCCTATAAATAAGTTTGCATTTGAAAGTCCAGTTGAAGCTTGTGTTCCTGTAAATTGAGTAGTATTTCTGTTAAGTCTAATTGCACTTAATGCTGTTCTTGAACCTTGAAACAACCCCCTTGAATCTGTTACTGTACCATTGAATCCAGCACCGCCATCATTAATGTAACAATAAAATTTACTATCAGTCCATCTTGTAAATAGCTCAAATATATTAGAAGCTCTTTGACCATGAGCACCTGTGAAAGCTGTGTTGTTTCTATTGTAAACTCCAATACCACTGTTATTTTGTGCTAAAGATTGTGTTGTTGGATTAAAAAAAGTATTTGCATAAGCACTTAATCCATTTGGTGTCATTCCATTTGCTGAGTGAGTCCATGCATTTGTAAAAGCCAATCTAAATGCAACGTCTAAATCACGTGGGTCTTTCAAATTAAATTTATGCTGTGAAGCTGTACCACCAACTATTGGGTAGATAGCTTTCATTTTAGTCCAGATTGAATAACCTTTCAAGTCTAGTACCAAAGTGTTAATTGCACTTTGTTGTGTTGGGTCAGTTATTCCAGCCGCTGTTATGAATGCTTGTGCATCGGGGTCAACTCCTGGAGTTTTTGGCATCAAAGAAATTAGGCTTCTGTACATGTTCCTACTATATCAAATTTCGTATCTGTTGAATTATAAATGCAACCAATATAAGTGGTCTTATTAGCCACCGTTGTAGTCGGTGCTGTAACTCCAATAGCTCTAAAATTAGTTCCGTATGCAATACTTCGCGCCGTTCCGCTGTCCTTAATTCTGAAAATCAAACTTTGTCCCTCTGAAAATGTTCCAGTTGGATTTGCAAGTGTTAAACCTACTAACTGACCTGTAATCGTTACTATATCATTTGTACTTGTCGCTGTAACTGTAGCACTTGAACTAACCGTTTGAACTCTTGGATTAAAGAACGTTTGGTCACCCGTATTCGTTCCGCTTGTGTTACCAATTACGGTTAAATTTGCATCTGTTACATAACGCTTGTTTAAGCTATCTGCTATATCTGCCGTTGTTGCATCTGCTCCAGCTGTGACCAACCCTTTTGCATCGTAAGTAATTTTGGTCTTTGTTGCTCCCGTAATTGCTGTATTTGATGCCACCTTGCCATTGAATGTAGTCCAATCAGCTGAGCTCAATGCACCTCTATTAGTAGCAGATGCTGTAGGTAGATTGAATGTGTGAGTAGATGTAGCTGAACTGATTGCAAAGTCAGTGCCACTTGTACCTACTGCTAAGTTCTGTACCTGAGCTGTTAAGCCATTCAATGCTGTTAAGCCAGTTGAAAATGTCGTAATTATTTGACTTAAATGATTATCTTCTGTATGAAGTTTAATTGTTCTACCTGAATGCGTTACGTATATCCTTACAACTAATCTATCCGTCAAAGCAAGTGTAGTTTGTGGAACGGCTAATGCTGTTAAATATAAATCTATTGCTGTGCCATTCGTTATACCTTCGGGGTTTGCTGAATTACTTGAAATTAATGTTAATGTAGCACCGTCCCATTTATATAATTCAACATAAAATGAGGGTGAACCGCCACTACTTGACGCGCTGAAATAAGTTTCAAAATTCCAATTTCCCGAGGGTATTTCAAGTTGGTTCGGGTCGTTTGCGTCTGTTATGAATGACTGAATGTAACCATCAGCATTTATTGTAAAATCTGTTCCAGCTCCTATAATTGGCGTTTTATTAATTTCTTTCATAGCAACACCACCGAATGTACCTTGACTTACCGAACCATTTAAATAGTAACTAACGGAAGCACCACCACCTGTTGAGGTTGGAAAGTTTGCGAGTTGCCCGTCACCACGAATATATTGTGTTGCAACACCAGCACCTGCAACCGCTAAAGTTCCTGAAGTTGTAACAGGATTACCTGTAACTGTGAATGCTGACGGCATAGTCAAATCAACACTTGTAACTGTGCCACTTGTTAAGTCAGCTGTAGTAGCTATTGTGTAGCTACCAGTTGCTTTGTCAGGAAATTCAAGAATAACATCTGAATTTGTTACGTTTGTGTTTTTTAATTGACTTGTAATTCCATTTCCCTGTAATCTTAAACTACCATCGTTATTAATGGAAGCACCACTATCATTATTAGTATTTTGAGTTACTATAACGGTCTGTCCTATAATTGCACCTTCCCCACTTCCATCAGTAACAATTAAATCGTGTGTAGTTGTATTTCCATTATCTGTAACTTGTTGTAAATCTCCACCACTTGCTAAATCCGCAACGTCTTGCGCTGTAATTTTCTTTGTAGTCGCACTTTGAACAATTGGAATTTCTTCCGTTCCGCTTAACGCACTACCAACAGGTAATTCACTTATTTTTATGCTCATTTTCTTCTATTTTCTTTAAGAACAATTCTAATTTCTTAACGTTTTCTTTCTTTGGTTTGTATCTTTTACAAGTACCAACCTCTACAGCTGTAGTCTTTTTCATTACCCTCGTTTAAATAAAATCCACCAATATTTGTTTCTCGCATCGGATTAACGTCATTATTATTGTTAAAAGTATATTCAGGAAATAAAGTTGAATTTAAACATAAATATCTAATCATTCGTTTAACAAAACCCTGCGCAATTAAAAGTTCTTTTTGAATAAGAAAATCAACATCGTTTTTATTTACGCTTTCGCTGTTTTCTGCGGTGTGTTTAAATATTCCTTTATTAGCAATTTGAAACGCTCCAAAAGGTAAATATTCAACCATTGCGTAATGAATCAAAATCGGTTTGCAATACTTATTAACTAAGTGCGCGTATTGGTCGGTTAAATCTTCGTTTTCGATTTTCGTTTGTAACGCTTCTAATAAATCGCTTCCTAAATATTCTTCAAGTCTGAGCGATTGAGCTATTGAAATATATTGTATAAATTTGTCCACGTCCATATTTCCACTCATCGTGGTGAACTTAGTAACGTCATCTGTTGATATTAATAGTACTGTTGGCATCTTTTAATTATTTAGGTAAAAATCCACGATTAGGCATATCAATTGGTCGAACCGAAACTAATTCAGGGTTTTTAATTATATAACCTAATTTTTCAGCTTTACGAACCGCCACTTGTTTTGCATTTGGCGAATTAACATCAATACCACCTCCACTAAATGAAGCGTAAACTTGTTTATTCCATCTATGGTGACAATTTCCACCGCCCTTATATAAAAATCTATCAAAGGTTAACGCGCCACGTGGTCCCCAACCAATTTGACGACCGTCTGCATTTGTATAAGCATCGCCCAAATAAGTTGCACTCATTCTTTCAATATCCTCTTTTCTGTAAATTTTATTAAATCTTTTCATTGAACGGCAAAAAGAACGGCTGTTTGCTTTGTCTTCACCTGCATAAACGTAACGTGTAATAAATTTAATTCCGTCGATTGTTTCGTCTTGTTCACTTTTTGAATTTGGGAAAGCAACTCCAGTTGAAACTAAATTAATTATTTGTTTTAAAACGCTTAATTCAACTTTCGGTTCTTTGCTTAATAGCTCGTTTTCTTGTTCGTCGGTATTGTAATCAACTTCGAATTCATCAATTAGCAACCAATTAGGGTTTACGTTTTCGCCAAAAGAACTTAAATCAACTTGTTCACTTAATTCCGTCCCTGTTTCTTCTGCAACTTGTTCCGCTGTTTGTGCATTTTCTAAGTCCACAAACTCCAAAGGTTGCAACGTTTTAAAATACAACTTTAAACTAATCTTATTAAAGCTTAACATCGTGTCAAAAGCTTCGATTAAACGGTCTTGAATCGGTCGGATAACCATATTATCAAATAATACTGTTGCCGTCTTTAATTCGTCTGCATTTGAGCTAAAACCGCTACTCTTTGCAACTCCAAATATTAAACCACTTACAACCTTATGCGCTAATAAAATCTTTTCAGTGCATTCAGTTGAAAGGTATTGATAATGTTCTGGCGCATCGTTTAATGGAATATCAGTAACTTCCGTTTGTAGTTCCTTAGAACCGCTAAAAGAAACAATTACTTTTTTACCTTGCGCACCCGTTAATTTTTGTTGAATTTGATTGCTTCGTGTTCTTTGTTGTTCTTCGGTAAATTCTCCGATAATATTAACAACCTTAGTTCCGCTAAACCCGTTTTGAGTGTCGTTAATTAAATAGTTTTGTATTTCCTCTTCGAGTAGTGCATATCCAATTCCACCGATATAAGACGGCATTGCAAAATACTTCATTCCGACCATATAAGGACGTATGTAAAGTATTTCGATTTTTTCTTTTGACGTTGAATAAGCAGGAATTAATTTCGGTACAAACTCGCGTGTGTTTTCCCAATTGTCAGAATAAAAATAGTTATTAATATTTCCATCCGCATCGCATTTTTGAGGTGCTAATAAATTTACCGCAATATGAAAACCCTTAACAATAGAATCGTGTTTGTCATTGTAGTGAACTTGAATAGCGCATTGCCCAAACATATAAAAATCCGTCGCTATTTGTCTAACGTCGTTCTTTGATAACATCGCCATTAATTGAGCGTACTCGTTTGGCTTTTTAGAAGCATCTAACGCACTTAAACCACGTCCATAAACTAAGTGTGTTATTGCATTGATAACGGCGTTGTTCGTGGTCGAATTTCGATAGCGGTCTATAATATATTGAAAGTACGAATTGTTTTCGCCAAAAGTTACCCAGTCTTTTTGTTTTGACTCGACAATTTTCGGCGCTTCGTATTCCGCTAAATTTAAAACGAAAGTATTATTATTATTACTCATAATGTTATAAACGTGTTTTGTGTAACTCTTTGCGTAAATCTGTTATCAATTCCGTCAGTGCAATAAAGTTTATCGTAACAAATTAAAGTATCTTCAAACTTCGCTTGTATTTTATAAAACCTATTATTTACTAAATTCAAATCAATTGTAATTTCGTAATAATAACCTTTATCGACCGTTGTAAATTCAGTATATAAAACAGAAGTGTTTTCGCTTTCATCAGTTAATAGAATACTATCAATTTCAGTAATTAACATTAATCGTAAAATCTGCGGTTGCGTTGCTGTTACTATTTGCATATTAATATAATTAAAAGTTTCTATTTTGTTTTAAAATGAAAAAAGGGAGTCGTTAAACTCCCTTTCTAAAACCAATAAAAAGTAATATTAATCAGTAACTACCGTTGCATCGTCAAGTAAAGCAACCAACCCTGCTTCAGTTGTGCAATTTAAGAAGTTTGCAGGAATACGCTCGTTAGCTGTCAAAGTGATATTATAACCACTCATATCGCCCATTTGCGCACCCGTAACAATTGAACCTGCTGTCATTGAAGCACCGTATTCGATACCCATAAAAAAGAATTGATCCATTCTATTTTTAACAATAACGCTAGGTCTTCCGTATGCAATCAACTTAAAGTTTTTGTGCATTGCTGGTGTTAATTGTTTCAATTGAACCGTTAACGCTTGAGCTACAAAATTAGTTCCGTTGTCCGAACTTGGCGTTTGCGTTTGGTCAAAAGAATTAACTCCTCTCAATTCATATTTAAAAATTTCTGTAATTCCCGTAATTGCGGTAATCGTGTCATCTACTAACGTTACATCTGTTGGGTAAACATACGTGCCTCTATTAACGAAATAGATAGCATCAATCCCACCTACTGAATCGTAACAAGACTCGTTGCGACCATTTAAAACTAAACAACTCATATTTTTTTGTATTAAAAAAGGGCGGTGTTTATCTCACCACCCTTTTGATTTATAATTAAATTAATTTCTTAGTCAGCTACTGTTGTTGATAAATACCAAACAATCTCGTTAGAATTTGCGTATTGAACGCCAGCCGTGTAAACCATTCTGAAACGAACAAAACCGCTCAAATCAACTTCGTCCATATCTTTAATACGGATTTCGTTATGGTCTGAAAGTAAACCAGTACCGAAATTTAAGTTTTTCTTTTCGTAAGCTACGAAAGTGTTATCCGCTAAACCTCCGATTATTTCCAAAGTGTAACGACCGTATTTCAATTGATAATCGTTAGAACCTAAACCGTTGTTTATTCCTGCTGAAACCAAAGCTTGCGTGTATGCCAAAGCAACGTTATCAGAAACTCCGATTACTAAATTTGGGCTTTTACGAACTGCAACAGGAATCGCGTTTAAAACTTTCTCAATTTCAGCAACTACGTTATCTTTATCGATAGCCGCTTCCAAAGGAACAATTCCGTTGTTTGCTTTGATTACATCCGCATCGTCGTCAAATAAAGGTGTGAAACCTCCAAAGTGTCCGTTCACTGAACCATCACCGTTCCAAATATCGCTTTCAGTTACTTCGGAAACGTCTCCTAAAACTTCTGCAATTAATGCTGTTTCAATATCTTTCGGCATCACGTCGTTATGCGCTGAAAATCCCATTGAAGCACTTGACCACGTTTGACGTAAATTTTCTTTACAGATTTCAAGTGGTAAATCCAATTTTTTTGGAGTCAATAATTTTTCAGAAAGTGTAACCGTTCCAACAGGTGCAAAACCACAAGCGTAGTTTTTTAATCCATTTGTAAATTCGATTTTTCTAATTGAAATTTGAAAATCCACGTTAGGAATAACATTTATTAATCCTCTTTTGATAGTATCACTTTCTTTGAAAGCTTTACCGATAATTTCGCCTGCTACTTGTCCTGCGTAGTTTGACGATACATTTAATGTTGTAGCCATTTTTTTATTTTATTATTTAATTAAATTATTTAATTCGTTTGTAATTCTTGTTTTTGAATCCGTTTTCGATAGGTCGATTTGTACTTTGTTTTGTGTTTCAGGATTAAACGTTATCGGTTTAATTGTAGCCTCTGAAAGTTTAACTTCCAATTCAGCAACCTTAGTTTTCAATTCGTTATTTTCAGTTTGTAAGTTTTCAAAGTCAACCGCTGAAAAGTGCATTTCTTTTGTCGACGTTTCAATTACTTTCTTCGCTGTTGGTGTCGGTGCTGTTGGTTCGTTACTCGCTTCAACGGGTACTTCTTCAACAACAACTTCTTCTTCTTCAACTTCCATTTCTCTAATTTCGGAAATTACTCCCTCCATTGTAACTATTAACATACGACCATCTTCAAGTTCGTATTCGCCAACTGGCAAAGGAATCATTTGTTCGTCGGTTGTAACAATCATTACTTCCATTTCAGGCTCAAAAGAATCCGCTTGAATAACTGTAATTCCGTCAGCTAATTTCATTTGCTCTAATTTTACTTCCATTCCTAAAAGTACTTTGAGCTTATTTAAAATTGTTTTTTCTTTCATATTTAGATAATTAAGAATTTGTTTTTTGTTGTGTTTTTATCCTTTTACTTGAACTACTTTAACCGATTGAAGCGTTGAAATTCCAGCGCTTATTTCTTTTGTTCTTGCCGTTAATTTGTCAAACATTTTAACACTTTCAGGACTTGCGGGTAAACCCAAATCTTTTGTGTTTCTAATTAAAGTATTAACTAAATTCAACGCTTTTTGATTGTCAGTATTTGCAAGTTGCAAAGCATCAATAGCTTCTTTTTGTTTAGCTACAATTATGTTTACTTTTCCGTTTGCTGATTTCAAAGAATTATCTGCGCTTGTAGTCATTTTCATTGCGTCTTGCAATAACCCCAATTCAACATCGTGTTTTTGTTCAATCGCGTTCAAAGCGATAATTAAATCATTCTTCATTTTATTTGTTTTAGTAATTCCTTAATTTGTTCAATTATTATTTATATTTTAATTGCGTCTGGTATGCCTATCATTTTGTAGTCTCCATTTAACGATTTTAATTTTTCGGTTGCTCTGTCTATATATTTTTTATACTCTTTTGACCTGCCTAATGCGTTTCCAGAAACAGCAAATAAATTATGCGCTATTACATCTCCTAAACCTAAATCCATAATCATTTTAGATATTTTTTTATCTTCTTCAAATAAAGGTTGATATTTATTAATAATAGTTGCAATGTTATTGTTGTCACTTAACAATGAATTTATTTTACTAATTTGACTATTTAATTCATTACTTAATTCAGTATTAACCGCTTTAAATTTTTTTTCTAAATTGTCTAATGCGCTTAATTCTAAATCGTGTTTTCCTTCAATTGCGTTTAGTGCAATAATTAGATTTTTATTCATTATAATTGTTTTAATAATTGCTTAATTTGTTCTAATAAATCCAATTCAGCTAAATTTTGATTATCGCTAAATTTTCCCTCAATTGAAAATCCTTTAATAGCACCGCTTTTAACTTGCTCCCAAACATCATCGTTGTTAACTTTCATCATTGCAACCCACGTTCCTTTTGGATATTCAAAGCCATACAAAGCGCTTTTATCAACCTTGCTATTTTCAACTATCCAACTTTCAACAACGCTCATATCTTCTAGCTTTTTAGCGTGCTGTAACGTTACATTGTTTTGTTTTGAGCGCATCAAAAACAATTCACTTGAAACCTTAATCGTTTCAGCTGAAAATTTAATATAGTAAGGGTTATTTTTCGCGTCAACTCTTAATATTTCTTTATCAGGAACTAAAACCGCACCTATCAAAATGCGTTTATCTTCGTCGATAGTTTTCAATTCAATTTCGTGTTCTGAAAGTGCAATAAAGTTTTCTTCGATAGCAGGTTTTGTAACGACTGAAATCGCAAAAACTTCGTCCTCCAAATCGTTAATAACCATTTCAATTACTTTTCTTTCCATAGTCTTATAATTAAAAAGTTGTTTTTTGTAGTGTATTTCGTTCTAAACTCAAAGCCGTTGACACTTCGCCAGTTGTAATATAAGCTTTTACAGGTTGCTGTTGTATTCCTGCTAATTGATTAATTCCACTATTTCCAACGACGTTAAAAGAGGGGTTGAATCCTGATGTTGGCACATCGCCACCACCACCACCTCCACCGCCACCGCCGTTTCCACCAAATTTTGTGCTTGCAATTTTAGCAACGTTTGCAAGTCCAACAGTCGCCGCTATTCCTGCTTCAACAAATTGCGCACCCGTTGCCAACTTAATAGGATTTCCACCCGCTGTTAACGCACCTGTTACCGCCATCGCTGTATTTGTAATCGCCGCACCTAAATTAAAAGCCTTTTGAATTTGGAATTGTTTACGTGCATCTTTATCGTTTTTAGTATTAAAACTACCAACCAAATCACCAATAGCACTAAACGCATCCGCTGTCATTTTTAAACGACTTTGTCTAAGATTGTTTTCGTTTGCGATTTGTTTTTCTTTACTTTCTTTGTCTTTTTCTTCCTGCTCTTTTCGATATTTATCTTCGATTATTCCTAAATCAATTTTTTGTTGCGCTGTAAGTTCTTTTTCTAATTCAATGTTATCCCCTGCAATTGCAAATTTATCTTCATAAGATTTTACCAAATCTGCAATTTCTTTTTCCTTTGCTGTTTGTCCAATTGACTGCATAACCTCAAACTGCTTATCCTCAAGTTCAATTCGTTTTTGATTAGCATCTTTTATAGCTTGTATTTCTAATTGACGTGAAGCTTCTTTTGCATCGTAATCTTTTTGTTGGTATTTTAACCGAATTTCGTTAATTTCATTTAATTGTGCAATTTCAAGTTCTGTTGTATCTTTTCCGTATTTTTTAAATAAAGCTATTTGTGATTTATATTTATCATTAATTAAAAACTCTTCTTGCTCTTGTTCCGTTCTTAACCTTGCTTCATTTTCATCTTTTGCGGTTTTATAATATTCTTTTATTTGTTCAAGTTGTGCTTTTCTAAGTTGATTAGCTTCCTCAATCCTTGCTTTTCTTTTATCTTCAATTTCTTGTGCTTTTTTATCTGCTTCCTCATCTTGTTTAGTTACTTCCTCTTTTGATTTTCCACCTGCTTTTGTTATTTTATCAATACTTTTTTCAGTTTGTTTTGAAGCGTTATCTAAACTTTTTATTTGTTTGTCAATTGCTTTTGTTCCATCTGTAACAACTTTAGTAACTTCTATTGTTGCTAACCTTGCATTTTCAGCACCACTTGAAAATCCTATAAAACCATTCTTTGCACTTGAACCTAAATCTAAAGTAAACTCCCCTGCCTTTTTTTGAGCTTCATTTTGTAAGTCTAATTGTATTCTTAATTTTTCTTGTAACTTTTCAGCTCTTAATTCTTCAATTGCTTTTTGTTCTGATTGAAGTTTAAGTAATTTTATATTAGTAACTAATTCATTATTTATATCTGACAAATTACCTTTTTCTAAGGTCATATTAGAAATAAGTCCCGGATAATCTTTTTGAAATTGTTTTACTTTTTGAATTTTTTCTTCACGTGTTAAATTTTCATCTTTAAGTTCTTTGCTTAATTTATTACTTGCGTTAACTTCATTTTTAATTGCATCAGAAGATTTTAACATTACTTCATTTAAAATCTTTTGAGTCGCCGTTTGATTACTCATTACAGATTTTAATTTGTCAAAATTTGCAATTGCTAATCCAACCCCTGCAATTAATAAACCAATTCCCGTAACTAAAAATGCTTTACTTGCTGTTGTCATTTTTTGAAACGCTCCAACTGCTGAACTTCCAAATGTAGAAACTTGTTTACCTAAATTTAAAAAACTTTCCTTTGCTTCTAAAATACCATTAATTCCTTGAGTCAAAGCCATTGCGCTTTGAACTTTCAATAGTGTTTTTTGTAAGGATTCACTTTCAACTCCGATTAAACCCATTGCGCCCTCGTAAGCTTGAAAGCCATTTAAAACCCCACCAATAGAAGTTGATAGCGCATTAAATTTTGCGTCAGGATTATAAGCATCTGTTAACGCTTTCGCATCGCCAATAGCATCTTTTAATTCCGCCGCTTTTTTAGCCGCTTTTACTGCTTCATCTGAAGTTGCTCCAAATTTATTTGCAAGTTCTGCGACTTCCGCTTGAGCTTCCCTTAATTGTGATTTTAACGAACCTAAATTCGACTCAATGTCTATTTCAATTACTTTCTTTTCTGCCATTATAAGTATTATTAGCTATGTATTTTCTTTTTGCTTGTTTCCAACTTTCTCTTACCGAAGTGTTTAATTTGTATTGACCTTTTGCAATATCAATGTTTTCACTTATTCCGGTAAATTCATCTACCCTTAGTAATTCAATTAATAGTCTAAGCATTTCTTGTTATTATTATTTCGTTAGTTGTTCCATTGTCAAAGGTTACCAAAATGGTAATTGTTGAAGCTCCTGAATCTTCGGTTATTAAAACTTCGCCGTCTTCGGTTGTTATATCAATTTCATCTTCCGTTGTTATCGTTATTTCGCCACTTGTTGGAATACAAATATTAACTAAGCTATCAACTGTTGCGGTGCTTGGTGTTATCGTTACTCCTGCCGTTTCTGTTGTTAACTCAAAAGAATTTGCATCGTTTGGTATAAAAATCATTGCTTCAAAACAAATTGCGCTTTCTGGCATATTGAAAATAAGCGGTTGTAATATCGTTCTAAAATCCTCCAACAAAGTAAGGTTTACTATACCAGTTGTTAAATTCGTTTTGTAGTCGTTTATTAAATACCGTTTATCTTCAATTACTAACCTATCGTTTAGTTTTAAGCTGTTTAATTTCGATAGTGGTAACATTGTTTGAAACGTGTATAAACGCTGTCTTAAATCGTATAAACCTGCTAAATAAGTTTGCCAATAAGTAGCGAATAAAGAATTGCTAATTACGTTTAGATAAAAGCTTGAAATTTCAGCGCCCCAATTTAAAGAGAAAAGATTTTGATTATATTGTAAATCTTGACCGAACGGCATATAAGCGTTTAACGTAATAAAACCTAATTCACCTGCAAAAAACTTAATAGGGTTTGCGCTTATATTTTGCCCGTCATTCATATATAATAACATCGGTTTCGGTGTTATCGGTTGCCCGTTTATATCTACTGAATAACCAACTTGTATGTTTATATCTGTAAACTTTTGCTGTAATAAATTCTCAAATGGTAATTCTATTTTAAAATCGCTTCCGTCATTTTGAAATACGTTTCTTAAATTTCCGTATTCAGATTGATTGAATCCAAAGAATTTACGGTTTAAAATCGTTTCACTTTGTTGATATCTGAAATCTATTTGCTTATATAATTTTACCCTACCAACTTCGTAAGTGTCATTTGTATTTAGTGTAATATTTTTAATTACTCCTTTTGAATACCAACTTTCTAAAGTTTCAACTTCAAATTCAGTTGCTGAAATTGGATTTATAGTTAAGTTAAACATATTTAAAATTCCACTAAAGAAATCGGAAATTTTTATGTTCGGGCAAATTGCGTTTAGGTTTATATCTAAATTTGGCGCTATCGAATCACAAACAATTGTTAAAGGATCTAACTGCGTTGCTTGTCCAAAAATAGGAACTAAAATATAATTTATAACTTCAATATCAATTGTATTTCCACTTTCGGAATTTACTCTAAAAGTTAAATTTGCATCTAATCCGTTTATATTTTGTTCTGTGAAAATTACAAACTCCCCAGTCCCTTGACCGCTTATTGTATTAACTAAAATGTTATTTCTTAAACATTGAACGCTCCAATTAAAAGTTGGTGACGTTACCGCCGTAACTTTAATGCTTGTTTGATATTGGTAAGTTGAAACTAAACTACCAAACAATAAAACTTCGCCAAAAACGTAATTTAAAGAGCTTGTTATTAAATTAGCGGTTCTGTATTCCGTTTCACCTGTTGCACTATCAAATATAAGATTATCAAAATTAAAACTTATTGCATCGTTACTCGTGTTTTTTAAATATAGAAATAATCTATTAAAAGCTTTTGATTGAAAAAATACAGAATTAAAAGCAATTCCAAAACGTGTTTCAATAGCTTCAATAATTGCGTTTACTTTTATTGCAGGTAATAATTCGCCCATTGATAAAGCACCAATTAATCCACTTATGTCGTTGTCGGTTGCATCTCCATAACTCCAAATTCGTTCACTTGAAATCAAAGGAAATCTAACATCGTAATCTAACGAAGGGTTTATAATTCTGTCTCTAACATTTGCGCCGTTATATTCAAACGAATAAGGTGTTAAATCCAAATCGCTTAATTTCAATTCCCCAAACGTATCTTTTAATGAAGTAAGGTGTCCGAAAAATTGAACGTTATAACAATAAGGGTTTCCGTCTTTAATTTGGCTTTTATCAACTTGTAATTTTCCACGCTTAAACGGTATCGTATCAATTTCGATATAAGCATCAAACATTACTTGATAATCGTAAATTTGATTTATAGAACTTTCTTGAAAATAGTGAATTATTGAAGCGTTGTAAGTCGTTGCAGGAATTGTAAATCCTTGCGTAAAATCGCTAAACACTTTGCTTATATCCTGAACGTTTTGAATACTAGATGAAAGTTCTATATTTTCATCGGTAAATAATTCAAGTCTTTTATAAGCATCGTCAACTTTTACAAATAATCCTACTTCTCTCATCTTCTATAATCGTTTGAATACGTGAACGTTAATTGATAATTTATTAAACCGTTATTTATGTTCTGTTGTATTTCAATTGACTTCGTTTCAACGTTTGCAAATTTGTCGTTTACTAAAGTATATTCACTTGTAATAATATCCTTAATTACTTGCGAGTAGCTTTCTAAAACCCAATCGGAATTAACAGTAATTTTTTCACGTGCTGAAGTGTTAAACGTTTGTCTTTGTTTGCCAACGTAAAAGTTTGAATCAACATTTTGAAAGCGTTTAAACTCGCTGTTTTCCATACTAAATTCTTTCTTATTAGCTTTGTAAAACCACGTTGTTATAAGTGCGCCGTAAGTATTTAAGTATTGAACTTTGATAGGTTCGTAAGTACATTCGCATTTTGGTAAAAATGTCCACGTATTAACAACCGTATCGAATACAGAATCTAATAATTCAACTTTTGTTCCGTTGGCATATCTCGCTCCATTAATTGAATAAAGTTTATTTGCTGTTAAAACTTCCGTTTCTGTTGTGCCGTTGTATAAATCAGTCCAACGAACTTTTCTATATGGAAAATTCGTAATCAATGGAAATAAAAACTTGTTTGTTACTCCACTAGGTGCAACACTGAACGCTTCAAATGCACTACCTTCTTCAATTGTGTATGTTCCGAAAGGGCATTCGGTGTCCTCTTCAAGTAGT